GATGGCGCTATTCAGAAATTCAAGATGGCTTGGCAAAAGGTTAAGGAGATTTTTGGATTAATTCTTGCTCCAATTATTGACTTCTTCGCAAGTTTCTTGGGCGGTGCTGACAAGGGCGGTAAGTCAGCAGAAGACTTGGGTAAGAAGATTGGTAATTTTGCAGATAAAGTTCTTTTGGTATTGCCAAAAATCAAGAATTTTGTTGAAGACAATATTGTACCTGTTATAAGACAAATTATGTCAGGAATTAAGCCAATTGTTGAGGCATTTGTTCCTGCTATTCAATTTATAATTAATATTATTAAAGCTGTCGTATCTCTATTTAAAGGTGATTTTTCTAATGCATGGGATAAGATTAAAAATGCTTTTGGGAATCTTGTAAGTGTTGTAGGAAAAGTTCTTAAGGGAATAATTATAATACTTGCTCCAATTCTTAAATTAATTGTTACTCTATTCTTTGCTATGGTTACTGCAATAGTCAACATTCTTGAGCAGATACCAATTTTCTTTGTTAATTCTATTAGATGGATGGCTAAGGCATCAACTCAACTGTTCTTCTCTGGTCTTGTCCAACCAGTTATCTTTATTGTTGATTTCATATTAACTGCATTCTCAAAGCTTCTTCAAGGCCTTGTCAATATTGCCAAGATGATTGCTAAGACATATATAAATACATGGTTTGGAATTGCAAAGGGTCTTCTTGGACTAGCATCTAAAATTCCATTTGTCGGTGGTGTGTTTGATAAATTAAAGGGATATGTCCAAGGGGCACAGAATAAAGTTCTTGACTTCGTTGATAGTGGTGCAGATGGTATTAATAGACTAATTGGAAGACTCGCAGGAGTTGGTAATGCATTAGGTGATATGGCTCAAACAGCACAAAATAAGCTAATGTCAGGGATTGATAGTATTGCAAATTGGTTAACAGGAAAGATTGGTAAAGCAAGCAATTTTGCTGCTGCTGGTAGAAATGCAATTAATGGCTTTATTGACGGAATGGTTAAAGGTGGTCTAATTCCAGAAGGTCTTGGAAAACAACTTGGCAAGGATGTTGGTAAGTCGTTCAAGGATCCATCTGCCGCTAAAGCTGCTGGTCAAGCAATTGCAAATGCAGTTAAAGAAGGAATGAAGAGCCTTCAAGATTCTTACTTTGATGCTGTAATCGGAAACATTGGCAATGCAATGAGCAAGATCAAGACAGAACTTTCTGAGATTCTTAATAAGCAAAAAGAAGATGCTCTCAAAGCGTATGACGATCAAATTGCTGGTATTGAAGCGCTTGCTGAAGCAGAAGAGAGGCTTACTGCTACGGAAGAGTATGAATCAAACAGAAGACAGAGAATTAAAGATAGAGAACTGCAAAGAGACAACTATCAAAAAGAAAGAGCATTGGCTATTTATGAAGGTCGTGTTGATGATGCAAGAAACCTTGATCTTGCTGAATTAAAGAATACTGATGATTTCAATAAAGAAATCTCAGATATGGACAAGTCACGACAGAAAGAATTGCAGGGTCAAAACAGACAGGATGCAATTGCTATTATTCAAAAGAATAAGGATGAAGCTGCAAAACTATTTGATGAAGCAATTAAGGAGTTTGAGGATTATGTAGAGGAAGTTACTAAGAATGGAGCAATTTCCGAAACTCAACTCACTGAGCAATTCACCAAAATTGCTGCTAAGGCACAAGAAAAATCTGGTGCAATAAATACAGCATTCCAAACATCCCTATCTGCATTACCAAACCTCATTCGCACAGGTCTGGATCCAACAACATCTGATGCAGGATTCTTCTCAACTGAACTTGGCAAACTTGTCGAAATTGCCAAGACAAGATTTGGTATTTCCTCTGGTACTGGTTCAAATTCTGAAAGCATATTGGGTGTAACAACTTCAATGCTTACCAGCACATCTGCTGGCATTCCTTCTGTTATTAGCACAGCTTTTGGTTCTGGTGGAGTAATCCAAACAACATATGGCACTGCACTAACGGCATTGAACAAATACATTATGGATAAACAAGATCCAACAAATCCAGAAAGTCTTTCTGCTGTGTATAAAAAAGCAATTACAGATGCCAATGCGACAATGGAGCAAGAGGCTCTTAAAGCACAAAGAGGAATTGGTAGCGCCTTTGCAGCAATTGTTAGTACAATTAATGAAAAAGTTAAAGCTCTGACAATCGCAGAGGCTGTAAAGAGAGGTCTTGAAGAAGCTAAGAAAGCAGCTGAGCAGGGTGGTAAAGATATTGCTAATGCTTTGGGTGGCAAGGGTAAGAAAACTCTTTATTTTGTAAGATCAAGAGATGGCGGTGCTTGGCAATCAGTTAGCAAAGAAGAATACTCAGGAAAATATGGTGACAATAAGAAGTATCAACGATATACACAGGTTATTGAAGCGTTTAAGGGTGGAAGAATGCCATATGCAAATGGAGGTCCAACATTTGGTCCAATGCACATGGGTATTCCCGCAACACTTCATGGTGGAGAATTTGTTCTTAGAAAATCAGCAGTTGATAAGTATGGTCTAGATATGCTAAGCCAAATGAATCAGGGAATCTATGTTCCTAAGGTTCCTAAGTTCAATATGCCAATGTCTAACTACGCAAAGATTTCTGGAATGAATAATGCTCCACAAATGAGCTCTTCAGAAACTACCCATAATTATAATTTCTATGTCGATAACTTTATTGGAGAAACCGAATGGTTTAACTCTATGATGAAGGAATACAATATGAAGGTAGTCCCTGCAAACCAAAAGCAGGCAGGTCTTGAATCTCGTGTAATTAAAACTTATAATGGTATAAATAGAGGAATGTAATGGCAATTATAAGTTTTTTATCATTAAATAATGAAGAGATTACCGAGCAGGGTCGGAAGATGACGGACAGTGTTACGGTCAATGCAGGTCAGGTTGAATTAGATAATGGAGCGTCTAGAAGGTATATAAAGAAAAACAAAAGATCTTTTACTTTCCAATGGGATTGGTTACCCTCTCTAGACACACATACAATTGATAATCGCAAGGGTCGTGATTATATTAAAGATTTAGCATTAACAATTAGAAATAAAATTTTAATGGAAATTAAGATGGATCATAACGAAGAAGCTGAATTGGTCTATGTTTATATTAATGACTATAACGAGGATCTTATAAGGAGAGACCCATCAACTGGGTGTGATTATTTTACAGTGTCTCTTACCGTTGAGGAGGCATAATGGCAAATGAGCCAACTTATAATATAAGTCCTCTTTTAAGAAGCGCTCTTTTTAATGGTGGTGTAATGATAATTACAGGCTCAGCCAGTCTTAGCGCTGAGTCAGATGTTAGCGTTTCTGCTACCGCAATTTATTTTGAAAATTTAGCAATGTCTGGAGAAGTTGATTTATCTGTTTCCGGCTTCGCTATTCGAACAGCATCCGCATCTCTAGACGGCGTTCTAGATGTATCTGTAGCCCTCCCAGTGACTATTAATACTATTGGGGCTGTCTCTCTATCAATATCCAGTAACTTTATTATCCCAGACATAATAAGGTTCACCCCGACTGCTCAGAATCCGGGGTCATATATTCCACTTGTTCTCCTTGACGGTATTCCTCTAACAGACCAAAATCGTAAATTTAATAATACAAATAAGCCAGTATTTGTGGAGAAGTCTAATTGGAACAGTGCAAAGTCTAGATATTACAAAAGAGCAACAAGCGGTAAGCAATCTTTCAAGTTGTCTTGGGAATGGCTCCCTTCAGATAAAGAAAACACAATTGATAAAAGGCAAGCTAGAAATTTTATAAAAGAAAAGTCAATGGACCCTGATTATCATACTTTGACTATTATTAAATATGGGGAAAATCCAGAAGATGTTTTTGAAGAAACAGAGTATAATGTTTTTATTACAAATTACTCTGAAGATTTAATACGCCGCGATTTAGGTACTGGCACATATTTTTGGAGATGTGATGTGGAGCTTGAGGAGATTTAATGATTACTAAAGATATATATGGTAAGAATCTTTCCAATACTTTTACATCTGCAATAGATGCTTATGCTCAAAAAGTCAAGCCAAAAATTGTAATAACATTCCTTGATAGTAGACATGTTGATAATTTAACTGTTACTACAAACGATCCATACCCATCCAACTCCAGGGGTACTTATGCTGACCAAATGGCCGGTAACTCACTGCTAGGAGGCTACTTCTTTAAACCAGAACAGAGCATGAATGGTGTCTCTAGACAAGCATACACATGGGCCGTTTCTGGCGATAAAGACAACATGGATAAGGTTATTCGTGCTGATGGAACTTGGCACTGTATGCCAAGCGATCTTGAGGATAACTATGAATTTGGATGGAGATCATATACTTCATCAACGGGAAATGTTCATGCTAATGGGGGTTATGAATTCACAACTCCAATAACTTTAGATTACAATTTTACAGAAAGAAAAGTTAATAAAATCAGGGTTGCAACATCTGAATTTTCTGGAAAGATAAGCGCATATAAGATTGAAGTGTATAACAATACGCTTTCTGCTTTTTATAACACATATTCATCAATTTCAGTAGATGATTATTATAATGATCATATTTTGCCATCTAATATCTCAAATGATGTAAGTAGAATTTTGTTAACAATTTATAGCACACAAAATCCAAACGACTATGCAAGAGTGCATGAGGTTGAGCCGCTGTATGAAGTTGATATTACAGATTATACAATTTCTCACAGTGTTGATAGACAAGGTGAATTATGGGAAAATTCAATTCCAATTGCTGGCACAGGTTCTTCAAGTGCCTCAATCACACTAGACAATACAACTAGAGTGTTTAATCCATTTGATAATTCTTCATTATATGGTAAATACATGAAGAAAGATTTAAAGATAAATATCTATAATGGGTGGAGGATTGTTAAAACAGATGATGTTCTCGTAAATACACAATTGATTGGGAACATTACTTCTTCTTCAAACACAATTACCGTTTCTGATGCTTCAAAATTTTTAAATGGTAACGCTACTAATACATTTACTATGGTTCTTGAACCAAACACTCCTAATGAAGAGAGGGTGTTGTGTTCAACAAGAACTGATGTGACAGTTGATATTTTAGAAAGAGGTTATGCAAATACAATTACAAGGTCACATAGTTCTGGCGTTACAGTTTCTTTTGATCCATATGAATATGTAAATGCTGGCGAATTTTATGTTGACGAATGGACAGGCGGGACTTCTATGGAAGTGTCTATTAAGTGCCTAGATAAGAGTAAGTTTCTCACAGAAAAACAGATTACAAAAGGTTTCTATGTTCAAAATTCAACAGTTGGTGATGCTGTTGAAAAGATGTTGATGAGCACAAACATTTCTAAAAATGAATTTATTCAAATAAAGCCTTATACAAATTTTGCAAAAGAAAATGCTGTCCTTCTTTATTCTTTTGATACACCAGTTGAGAGAGACGCTTCTTCAGTTCTTTTAAATCAAGGTCTTAGGCATCGTGTATGGAAAATCCCTACCGGAAGGGAAAATGAGGTTAAGGATATTAAAGCAGATGCACTTGATGTTGTTCTTACTAAATATGATAAAGCAATGGGTGCTAAAGCATATATTCCACCAACTTATGTTGGATACGACATTGATGTATCAGATCCATTAAATCCTAAAGCTGTTAATCTTACTAATTACTCCTTTGTTGAAGGCTCCAACACTCATAGCGAATATTACAATGGTGTTATTGATGGTTATTTCATACCTCCTGCTACTTCTGGTTATAACTTAAATATAACAACAATTAATTCAGGAGTCAGGGCGTTTATTGACGATACTCTTGTTCTTGATACTTGGACAAGACTGAAAACAAATACTGATACAATAAGTCTTTCATCTTATGATTATCTTGGAGACAATATTGACCTTGATGCTGGAGTTCCTTACAAAATAAGAATTGAATTTTTTCATGCTGAAGGTCCAAAAGATTCTGGTAAAGCAATGACTCTTAGATTGGGCATGGAGCAATCTTCTGGGGCGGCTTCAAACTATGCTGCCTCTCCTGCAAGTCAATTTACAACAGTTGTTGCTAAAGATTATGTTGGCTCTAGAAGCTCTACTTTTGCAACTGTAACAAGTTCAAGCCCATACACTATTAATAAAAATTTAAAAAATAGAAATCATTATCAAAATGATGCTGTCTATGTGAATGGACCAACATTAAACCAAACAACAGGCTTAGTGTCAGAACCTAACAATAAATCTGTATTAGTAGGTCAAGTTACAAGAAATGCCGTTAACTACAATACATATATAAGAATCCCATACAGCGAATCTTTAGATCTACCAAATAGCAACTCTTCTAACTTCACTGATGAATGGACAATTGAGTTGTATGTTAAATTGCCTTCAACATTTTCTAATAATGGAGAGTATATTAGCAATTGGAATAACTCTTCATCAACAAGTGGATTTGAATTTTTCAACACATCTTCTTCAAATGGTTTTCGTATTGTAAAAAACAATGGGGAAGTTAAAACTGTTTCATCAAATACGGCTCTATCAACAACTCAATATTCCC